AAATAAAATGTCAGATTGTTTAAAAGGTAAAAGACTTGCTGAAAGAACAAACACAGGAGATAACATTGAATATAAGTGTGGCAAAGTACAAGCTGAATTAGAAGAAAATATAGATGGAAGTAAGTCAATTAAAAAGATAGTATCTGACAAATGAAATTCGTTTTAGCTTATACTATCTGCTCTGCAATAACAGGATTCTGTAACACACCAGCAATACACCCTGTAAAATTTGACACATGGACAGATTGCACTAAAGGTGGTGCTACTGTTACAATTAGAGTAACTAACGAATATCAACAAAAATTTAACGAGGACAAATTATACATATCTTACTTTTGTAATGAACATAACCCTGACAAAACCCCAGCATAAAGTTTCATCAAGTAATAAAAGGTTTAGAGTTTTAGTATCTGGTCGTAGATTTGGTAAAACCTATTTATGTATTACTGAAATGATGAAGTATGCAACACAGATTAATAAAAAAATCTGGTATGTAGCACCTACATTTAAAATGGCTAAAGAGATTGTTTGGTCAAACCTTAAAGATATGCTTTCTCAATTTAATTGGATAGAAAACATTAATGAATCTAATATGACTATCACGATTAAAAAAACAGGCAGTAAAATATCATTAAAAGGTTGTGATAATTATGATAGCTTGAGGGGAGTAGGATTAGACTTTTTAATATTAGACGAGTTTGCTGACATTGAAGAAAAAGCTTGGACAGAGGTATTAAGAGCATCTGTATCTGATACAGAGGGAGATGTACTAATGTGTGGTTCTCCAAAAGGCTATGGTAACTGGTCGTATAGAATGTACCTTAAAGGGCAAGAGGGCGACAAGGAGTGGGATTCGTTTCAATTTACTACCTTGCAAGGTGGAATGGTATCAGAGGAAGAAATAGAGCAAGCTAAACAAGATATTGATATTAGAACTTTTAGACAAGAGTTTGAGGGTACATTTGAGAACTATGCTGGTAGTGTTTATTATAACTTTCACCCTGTAGAAAGTGTAGTAGATAAACAAATAGATTGGACAAAGCCATTACATATTGGCATGGACTTTAATGTCGATCCTATGTCGGCTTGTGTAGGACAAATAGAAAAAGATAAAATATTTTTTTTAGATGAAGTTGTAATTTATTCAAGTAATACTGACGAAATGGTAGAAGAAATACGCAATAGATATGGAACAAAGATACCTATTTTTATTTACCCAGACCCAGCTTCTCGTCAAAGAAAAACCTCTGCTGGTGGTAGAACTGATTTAAGCATATTACAAAACGCAGGATTTAAAGTTAAATGTAAATTAAAACACCCAGCTGTTCGTGATAGGATTAATGCTGTTAATAGCAAACTTAAAGATTCTAATGGCAATAGGCATATTTTTGTTTCCAAAACTTGCAAAACTATTGTAAAAGGATTACAAAGACAAATATACAAGGAGAACACTAATATTCCTGATAAGGAAGATGGCTTTGATCACATGAATGACGCAATAGGCTACATGGTAGATTTTTTAAAACCTCTTACTACTCAGGCACAGTTTTCTCGACCAACAAGATGGGCAATAAAATAGTATGGCATACACTAGAGATCAAGCATTAGATACGCATAAAGATTATTCAGAAACTATAAATAATTGGGAATATTATATTAGATCGTATAATGGTGGCTATGACTATATGATTGGTCAATACCTTAATAGATACAACCTTGAACTGGATAACGAATTTAATCAAAGATTAGCTAATACTCCTTGTGATAATCATTGTAAAAATATTATACAAATTTATTCATCATTTTTATTTAGAGTAAGACCAAGTAGAGATTTTGGTTCTATGCAAGATGAAGCTAGTTTAGAATCATTCTTAAAAGACGCTGACCTTGAGGGTAACAATTTAAACTCAGTAATCAAACAGGCTCAAAACTATGCCTCTATTTATGGTCATTGTTTTTTAATGTTAGACAAACCAAATGTAACTACAAACACTAGAGCAGAAGAATTAGATCAAGATATTAGACCATATCTATCAATAGTAACTCCTGAAAATGTTTTAGATTGGAACTTTGAAAGACAAGTAAATGGTAAATATGAATTAAATTATTTAAAAATTAGAGAAGAAGTAGATAGAGAAGGTGGAACATATATGAGAATATGGTACCCTGACAGAATAGATACTATTTACATGGAAGAAAGATCAGAGCCTAGATTGATAGATTCTGCACCTAACACAATTGGTAAAATACCAGCAGTTATTTTATATAACTCTAAATCACATAAAAGAGGCGTAGGTCAATCAGATTTAACTGACATAGCTGATCTTCAAAAAGCTATCTATAACGAATACTCTGAAATGGAACAATTAATAAGATTAACAAACCACCCATCATTAGTTAAAACTCCAAGCGTAAATGCAAGTGCTGGTGCTGGTGCAGTAATTGAAATGCCTGATGAAATGGAACCAAATTTAAAACCATATTTATTACAACCATCTGGTCAAAATTTAACTGCAATAATGGATTCTATAAATAACAAAGTAGATTCAATAAATAGAATTGCACACACAGGTGCAGTAAGAACACAAAAAACAGGCATTACTTCTGGTGTTGCATTACAAACTGAATTTGAATTATTAAATGCTAGACTATCAGAGAAAGCTGACAACTTACAAATAGCAGAAGAACAGCTATTTAGACTTTATGCTCTATTTCAAAATACTACATTTGATGGAGAAATTAATTATCCTGATAGTTTTAATATTAGAGATTATGCTACTGACCTTATGTTCTATCAACAAGCTAAAGCTATTGGAGTTCAATCTCCTACATTGTCAAAAGAAATTGACAAAGAAATAGCAAGAGCAGTTGTTGATGATGACGAAAAACTAAATGATATTTTTGATGAGATAGATGTTAAATCAGAAGTAGGAGAATTTACACAAGACGAGCCACAACAAGAAGATCAAGAAGTGGAAGAAGAAGAAATTTAATGAATGTCAGATATAGTCAAAGAAGCTACAGAATATCGTATCAAGCAAATTGAATTAGCAGAAGCTAAATATTATAAAACATTAATAGCTACATTAGATAGAATAGAACGAGAAGTAATATCATTAGCTAATAGACTTCCTACACAAGATGGTAAATTAATTGAATTACAATCAGCTATAGCAATAAGACCAAGAATAAAATTTATTTTAGAAAAAGAATATTTAGCATGGTCAGATACAGTTGTTAGAGAGGGTTTTAATAAACAAGCTAAACGAATAGAGAAAGCATTTAAGCTTATTGGCAATATACCACCAGAATTTCAAGAATTAACTAAAGGCGATTTAGCATTAGTACAAAATTTAAAACAACAATATTTTACACAGTTTAAAGATGTATCTAATACATTTACTAGAAGATTATCAGAAAAAGTTTATCAAAATACTCTTGTTGGAAGTGATTTCGCAGTATTAGAAAAAGAACTAAGACAAACAATAAATGGTATTTATGCTAGTGCTGATGACCCAGAAGCACAAAGACTTATAGACTATATAAATGAAAATAAATTTGATAAATCAAAAAGGGCTATTGTTGATAAATCTATACAAACATTACAATCAAAATTTGCTAGAGATCGTGCTGGGGAAAATATGAAAAGGTATGCTGGGCAAATATTAAACGATTCTTTGAGAGATTTTGACGCAACCCTTAATTTTAACAAGTCAAATGATGCTGGATTAACCTATGTTAAGTATTATGGAGATGTAATACCAACTACTAGAGATCATTGCAGAAATATAATTAATGGGGTATATGATAAGAGGAAAAGTGGACTTTTCACAATTGATGAAGTCAAATCACTTTGGGCAAACAGAAGTTGGAAAGGCAAGAAGTCTGGAAATCCTTTAGTTGTTCGTGGTGGATATAATTGTCGTCATCAATGGTCTTATGTCAATCCAGATTGGTATGACAGTAAAGGCGAACTAATAATATAACAATAGGAGAACAAATGTCCGAAGAACAAACAAATGTTGCACCAGAATTTAAAGCAACTGAAACACCAAAAGAAGAAGTAAAAGTAGAAGAAACAAAACAAAATACTTTTACACAAGAACAATTAGACAACATAATTAAAACAAGACTTGAGGCTGAAAAATCTAAATATGAAAAAAAACTTCAAGAAGAAGAAAGGCAAAAACAAGAAATATTAAAACAAGAACAACTAAAAGAAGCTAAAACAAAAGCTGATCTTGAAAAGATTATGCAAGAAAGACTATCTGAAAAAGAACAAGAACTTGCTAAAGTTAAAGATCAAATCAAAAAAGAAAAAGTAGATAATTCAATACTTTCTATAGCTAACAAAGAAAAATCTATTAACGCACAACAAGTAGTAGCTTTGCTAAAAAGCGAAGTTAAGTACAATGATGATGGAAGAATAGAAGTAGTTGATAATAATTCTAATGTACGATATAACTCAAAAGGAGAACCACTTACCATTGAAGATCGTGTTAAAGAGTTCTTAGATAGCAACCCACATTTCCGTCAAGGGTCTTTGTCTGGTTCAGGAAGTCAGAGTGCTATTGGTGGTAAAACTGTTAAACCTTTTAACCTACAGGACTTGGACTTAACAAAGCCAGAAGATCGTAAAGCCTATCAAGAATATAGGAAGAAACGAGATTCAGGTGCTGTTGAGATTAACTTAAACAAATAAACTTAATAGGTAATAAACATGGCAAACGAAAGCACAAGTTCTACACTATCGGAACTATACACTGAGATAGTAGCAGAGGCTCAATTCGTTGCATCAGAACAATCTATCATGAGAAATCTTGTAAGAAATTATGCGATTACTGGTGGTGGTAAAGTTGTAGAAGTTCCTGTATATGGAACAGTTTCTGCATCTGCTGTAGCTGAAGCAACTGATTTAAGTAATACTGCAATAGACCCAACATCTGTAAGCATAACTGCTTCTGAGGTTGGAATTATAACAACTCTTACTGATTTAGCAAGAAACTCTGCT